TCATAATATTGCTGTTGTGTCATTGCTTTAGATGTCGCTCTGGCAACGTTAGTACTATCTACATCAATATTAGTAACGATAGGACGATTTGCTAGTTTATTTAGCGCTTCTAACATTGAGTTGTTGCTCTGGGTTTGATAGTAGTTATTTGTCACGCTGTTAGATGCTCCTATTCCGCTAACACGGCTAGAAAGCACTGATTCAGCAGTTACTGACGGCAAAACAATACTATCAACAGCGCTTTGCATGGCAAGTTGTGGAATTTTGGCATTTCTATCAATACCAATTTCCCAACCAAGCATCATATTCTTACCGATCATGTCACGCATCCATCGTGACGGCGAATGAATGCCTAAAGCTCCTGTTATCTTGTCTTTGATGCCTCCAGCAACCTCTGATATTTTATCTCCGACAGCTTTTGCCATTGACCCAATACCATTTATTAACCCTTGAATTATATTTTTACCTACATTCACCAAGGAATCTGGAACAAAGATGCCAATAATAGCATCTAATAAGTTTGACGCAGCATCTTGAACAGCTTTTTTGTTATTCCTGATACTGTCAGCCATTCCATTTATCAAATTTATTGCCGCGTTAAATAACCTATCTGATGCTTGCACTACGCCTCTTACCATTGCGTCGACCACATCCATTGCTGCTGACACAATTCTTTCAATATTATTCGCTATTCCTTGTAAGAAAGCCACAATAACATCTACTGCCGCCGAAACAATCCGACCTAAATTATCTGAAATCCCTTTTAAAAATGCTACTATTACATCAACCGCTGCTGTTATAATATTTGGTAAATTTTCGGCGATACCTTGCAATAGAGAAACGATAAATTTCGACCCAGCAGTAATCACTTCTGGAAGATGATTCGTTACTTCGGTTAAAAAAGTGGTAAATAGTTGAGAAACCGTCTCTACTATTTTTGGTAAATTATCTATTATTCCTTGTAAAAAGTTAACCAATAAATTTGTGCCAGCTTCAATTATCTGTCCGATATTATCAGCAATTCCATTTAAAAATGTCGTAATTAAATTTGTTACTGCCACAATTAGCTGTGGCAAACCTTGAGTAATTCCGCTAATTAATGACACAAGTAAGTTAATACCAGCTACGACTATTATAGGTAAATATTTATTAATCTCTGTTAGTATTGAAAGCAGTATCAAAGCAAAAGATGCTGTTATAGTTGGAATTAACACCAACATAGAAGCCGTGAAAGATGCTATCAATTGAATCGCAGCCAATGCTAATGTTGGCAAACCAGAAGCTATACCTTTAATTAGACCTGAGACAATTTCTAATCCACCCTTTACGATGCCGGGTAAACTCCTTGCAATTGCTGTTAATATTCCTTCTAGCAAATCGCTTACAGATGCTCCGACTTTTGAGCTATTTTTCTTTATTTCTGTTGAAAAATCTGAAAAGCTAGTTAGTATAGTATCAATTCCTTTAGAAATATCACCTCCGCCTAATGAAGTAGCAATTAATTCAAAAGCTTTTATTACTAGCCCTACTGGACCTAACAAACCAAGAAAAATGTTTTTTGCGATCTTGAATACAGTTGATAGTAAATTAACAGATTCTTTTGCTCTATTTGCTGGATTTAAAATATTTTTTAGCGCATCAGAAATATTGTTAAAAACTTTGGATACATCATTTGAAATGAAATTACTAAAAGATTTTTTTATATTATCAAATATTTCTGATATTTGATTTAGTCCAGCGAACCCTGATAGCATCTTAGACAAACTAGATTTTATGTTATCTATTACACTTTTAAATCTATCGCTTGTTTTGTATAGATAAATAAATCCAGCTGCCAAAATAGCTACGCCAGCTATAACTAAAGCAAATGGATTTGCTGCAATAGCTAGCTTCATTAACTTTAGTGATGTCTTTACGCCATTTATTGCAGTTGTAACACTTGTCATAACACCGACAACTGTTTTAAACGCAATGAAACCAGCAACAACGCTTAAAATAACTCCGCCAAAAACTTTAAAAACAGTTGAGTTATCTTTAACAAAACTTGTAATCTTTTCAATCACTGGTATCACACTGTCCATTGCTTTTATGATTGCTGCAAAAGAACTATTAATAATCCCTTTTAAGCTATCAATATGTTGTGCAATTGATTTGCCTGTTAATTTTTGTGTAATTTCATCAACTTTAGCAATGATATTAGCTAAATTTTTAGCTACTGCATTTTTTAAGTTATTGAACGATGTAGCAATACCTAGGCTATTTTCCTTAGCCATACCTGCCAACATACCCGTCCCTGTACCTAACTCAATTAGTTTGTCTTGAAATTGGTCAAACGTTATCGTTCCATTTTTTAAAGCGGCATATAAGTCTCTCTGTGCCGACTTTCCAGTGAACCCCATCGCTTCCGCAGTCTTTTGCAACGCTAGTGGCATAGTCTCTTGTAAAGTTTTCCAACTTTCAAGGTCAACAGTTCCACTTGATAACATTTGCGTATATTGTTGTAAACCACGATTTGCGTCATCTGTACTAGATCCACTTGCTAGAAAAGCATTGTTCAATGCTAAAACTGTATCTGTTGATTTATCCAAGTCACCAGTAATTGACGTTAATTGTTGCGTGTTTGCCACTACATCGTCTAGTTTTGTTGGTAAGCCATCAATACCATCAGAAAGTTTTTTAATTGACTTGCTAGAATCTTCCGAACTGAAACCTAAAGCAGCCATGACTTTAGGAAACTTCTGCATGGTATCAAAACGACTAATAGCGCTATCTAATGAACTTTTAACAACTCCTAAAGCAGCGCTAGCAACTTTAACAAGCCCTAATGCAGTGACCATCTTACCTATGCCAAGTCCTGCACGTTCTCCACTCTTACCGATTCCATCAATATTAGCGATACCTTTAGCAACTGAGCCATCATTAAGTATGACGTCAATTACTACTTTTCCGTCTGCCATTTATTCCTCCTCTCCGACATCCTCATCTGGAAGTCTATAATGTTCTTGTAATTCCCTCATTTGTTTTTCTTCTGTATCTCCCTTATTTGGCTTTTCCCATCGTCTGATAGAGACTACTTCACAAAACTTTGTATCTTTAGGCAAACCGCTAAGTAAAGCTTGAAATTTAAACCAATGCATCTTACCTTGTTGCTCTATTAGGTCAATTCCATATGCTTGCATAAACGACGCGTAGATATACTCCGCGTCGTATTTAAGTGAATAGTATTGCTTAGTGTCTTTTTCATACACCGGCATTGGATTGCCTTGTCTATCTTTCTCTATAGTCTCCTCTTTTTGGTTAATGTACTCTTCGAAAATAGACATCACAGCTTGATACTGTGTTTCAAAATCAAAAGGGATTACTTTATCTTTTTCAAACTTAAAAAAAAGGCGTATAGCCATATCGACCTTAGCGACGTTAGCTATACGCTCTTCTTTCATGAGTTCGATTATTTTCAAGACGTTGTCAAAACTGATATTCAAATCGTAAGTTTTACCATCGATTTCAACGGTGTCATCTTGCTTAAAATATAGCGAAAACATAGCATACCACCTATTTTAGATACTTATTTTGAACATCCTTTAACGTTTCGCTCTCTAATTCCTCTTTGATACCGATAGCAATTTGAAAGATATACTCCATTACGACATATAAGCTAGGATTTAGCTCATAAATTTTATCAAATGAACCGCCACCAAACAGTGCATCAGTTGCTTCGGCTAATACTTTCTTAGAATCTTCAATTGTGACATCATCATCTTTCAAATCTTTGTAATTATCTTCCAAATTTTTGAATTGCTCATTGATTTTTGCCATCGGCTTATCGCCTTTATCGAACCAAAGTGTTAAAACTGTTTTCCCTTCCGAATCTTGAAAAGGAATCTCGATTTTGTTGCTCTTAAGTAGAATAGGTTTCATGTTATTTCCTCGCTATATATTATTATTCTGTTAATTCTTCGCCCGATTCTTCGGGCATACTAGACTCCAGATACCACTGATTCTTTCGGAATCTGATTATAAGTAATCTCGCAGTTGAACGCTTCATACGCTGTTGCATCTCCAGAACCTGCCTTGATACCTGTTACAGTTGCAACACCAACCCATTGTGTTTTACCATCTGCTGATACAACTTTGTGCCAAACTTTACGGTCATCACCAGTTTTATATTTCTTATCTGCAATTAATTTCTGCGCTAAGTCTGTACTGTCATAAGTACCCTCAAACGTGTACTTACCGCTAACACCAATAACAGTCGTTTCTTTAGTTCCGTCACCGTCATAGTAGCCAGTATCATCAGTTTCCTCGTCAGTATCATCTCCGACTGTAGCAATCCACTTAGCCAATTCTAGGTAAGTTTTAGGCTCTGTTTTTGGGTTTTTTGGGTCAAATTCACCTACGAAATGCCCACGCAGGGCGTTTTTTAATCTTGCCATTATTTCTCCTTTAATTAAATGCGGTCACATTGGCCGTAATATTCAATAAAAAAACGAACCATCCTTTGTCATCAGTACTATTGATGTAAGGTTTGTTCGTTATTCTCAAGTCGTTAAACTCAAAGCTGTTATCAGCGCTTTTCACGCTCTCTAACGGCTCTAAGTAGTTTTGTATCTTCCACAGCGTATCACTAATCTTTTGCCCATCTTGCGAGTTCATAGCTATCTCATAGTTAAGGTTGATGTCTTTTACACCGTCCATATAACCTTGCGTGATAGAACTTCCAGCGATTGGATAAATAACAAGGCTTTCTTTATCACTAAGATACCCAGTCCTAAGTTTGATTGGTAAGTTTTGGGAGTTCACACTGTCTTTAAGTCTGTCTGTAAAATCCATTAAAGCCCAGCACCTCCTTTAAATGCTTTCGTCCAATCATTCATGAATATTGGCTTAGCTTTTAAATCCCAACGTGGACCAGTTCCAGGTGTTGAATATCTACGAAACGTTGCTCTACCGTTTGTGCCATAAAATTGAGCTTTTGCGTATGGTGTGTTCCAAACCACTTGCTTACCGCCATCAGATACATGACCAGTTGTCCTCAGACTACTCTCTTTCTTAGGCACAAATTGGTTCATATCCGCTAGCATCTGATTAGCCATGGCATACTGTCCACGATTCAAGTTAGCTTGTGATAACTTGCGTGTGACACCGCCTAAATCAACTTTCACACTAACTCCCATTAAACCACCTCCAATTCATAGCAATAAACCTCATTTTCATAAGGCTCCATTACCATGATAACCTTAGTGATAATATGCTCTTTGCCATCATAAACAAGTTTAGACTGTTCTTTGAACTCAGGGCAAGGCGTTGTCATGTCTGGATAACAGAATAACAATCCGTTATAAATCAATTGCTTACCGCTTACGCTGTTAGAATACTGAGACCCTCTGTCAATACGACACTTTGTGATTTCAACTGGTTCAGCATACTCAGGCTTTCCCCAATCTCCATCATCTGAAAGATACTCATGATAGATAAAACTATCAATCATCGTTTCAATCGGCGGTTTTTTCATTAACATCTTGCCACCCCGCGATATAATAAACCTGTTCCTTCAAGATAAATATAAACATCTTCCGCAACAAGCTGATTAGTTTCGTTCTGTCCGCTTGCGTTGTTTCGACTACCACTAGATATGCTAGTACGACCAACTGAGAAGCTCTGAGGTACTTTATTTACAGCTTCGAATGTATTCCCGCCAACTTCTACAAAGTAATCAATTTGAGCACACAAAGCTAATTTAAAGCGATCAGCCCTAAATGTTACCTTGTCTGTCTTTAAATCGTTAAACTGATAGAAGTTATTTGTGATATTGTCGATAACAGCGCTAGCTTTAGATAAGTTAGCGTTGAATTTATCTAACTTATCGCCAGTAGCTCCTGTTAACTCCTTGTATTCATCAAATGTGATATAAGCCATTAGACCCCCTTTCTACAAGAAAAGGGCTAAACAGCCCCTTCCAGTAATTGAATTAAAGTAGCTTTATTGTCGCTTGACTTATAAGCCACTCCTTTTTGGTCGAGTAAGTCCTTT